TGCTGCTGGAGTTCGCTCAGGCTGAAGCGCAGTCGATGGTGCAGAACAACGACCAATCCGGTACGGGCACTTCTGTGACCACGGGTGGTGCGGATGGCCTGCGCGGTCTGGATCAGTATGGTGGTGCAAATGCTACCTACGCGGGCGGCACGACCTCGGCATCTGCTCTGGGTTCTTCTGGTACGGGTTCTTCGTCTGGCTTGCATAGCCTGGCGACCTACGACCAGTTGACCTCTAACGTCAATACGGTTGGTGCTAACAACATCATCTATACCGACGTTATCAACATGATCTACGCACTGCCCCAGGAATACTGGACGCCAGCTTGCAAGATCATGGTCAACCCCATCCTGCTGAACGGCATTCGTGCTCTGCGTGACACCCAAGGCGCACCGATCTTCAATCGTAACGAAGGTCTGAGCGTTGACGGTATCGTCGGTCAGTTGCTGGGCTTTGATGTGGTGGTCAACAAGTACCTTGACAACCCGTCTCAGCCGACGACTGCCGCTGCCGGTACTGCCTCTCGCTATCCGATGTATTTCGGCGACTGGCAGAAGGCCCACACCATCGTTGATCGTCTGAGCATGGTGGTTCGGAGATACGACCAAACAGCGCCAGGTTTTATTACGTTTTTCGGTGAAAAGCGTCTGGGTACCTCGGTGAAAGACCCGGCTGCACTGATCCGCTATCGGTCTACCGCAACGGCGGCGGCCTAATGGAGGGGGGTTCGCCCCCCCTTTTTTGACAAAGGAAACAGTCATGATCGAACAAGTCCTTGACGGGATCAAGCAATCAATCCACGAAAATCGACGGGTAACCATGAACCTGTCGGAAGCCTCTGCATTGACGGGTTCCGGATTGGACAAGGGTGGTCGGACTGTTTTTGATGATGCTTTTGCTGCATTGCGTCAGAGCAATCCATTCCGCATGGGTTCTCGCGCAATGCCAGCGAATGGTTCAGATGCAGTATTCGTTGCAAAGACGGGTAACGCAGCAAGTGCAACACCTTGGGGCTATACGCCTGGGAACAACGCTGGCACTCCGAATATCGACACGGTGATCTGGGAACTGCCTGTACGGTGTGTGGCTACCAGTTTCCCAATTCGCACTGCAGTCCTGAGTGACGTCAACAATCTGCAAGCCACCTTGGTTGAAGACCTGATGCTTGAACTCTCTGCTCTAGAGGGCGCGAGTATGGCGGTCAACAACGACCAGGCCGGTTCCACTACGACGGCCACAGGTGCAACGAACGGTCTGCGCGGCCTAGACATGTATCTGGATGGTGCCAACAGTGCATACGGTACTAGCGGCATTGCGATCACCAACGGCATTCACACGATTGCCACCCAGACTGCCACGACAGCGATTGGTTACGGTGACCTGACTGCTGCTGTTGGTAAGTTGCCGCCTCAGTACTGGTCGCTGCCGGGTAATGCTTGGCATGTGGCCCCCGCGACGATCACTGCCCTGCGGAACCTCAAAGACCTGCAAAACCTTCCGCTGTTCCTCGAGATCGGTGATGAGGATGGTGCTGCTGTAGGCCGGATGTTCGGCTTCCCCGTGATCCCCAATCCTTACCTGTCGGCAACGTACCCGATCTACCTAGCCAATTGGCCCCAGTTCATGACCATCGGTGATGGCATGATGAGCATCCAAATGATGGATCAAACTGCGCCTGGATTCGTTACGATGTACGCGGAGAAGAGAGTTGTCTCCACTGTTCGTAACCCGTTTGCTGGAGTGCGGATTAAGCTATGAGTGCTGCTGACCTGAGCGTTTATCAAGGCGCAAACCGCAATCCCTTCAACTACTCAAAGGTTGAGCAGCTATCTAGGGATTCGGTCACGCCTTGGTTGACTCTTGCGGAGATGCGAGATCAGGTCAATTTGTATGGCGACACCAGTCAGGACGACTATCTGAGCCAGCTTGAGGTTGGGGTTCGTCAGTACATCGAAGACTACTTGGGGATGCCGATCTTCCCCATCCAGTACCGTGTTTACTACGATGCTGGCAGTCTTTACGGTGTTCCACTGAGCCTCGACCTTCCTGCGGTAAGCCAGAACTTCTACGCGAATCAGTCTGGTGTCAGTGTCAAGGCAGTCAAGTATTGGAATGCGTCCAATGTGCTGACGACGGTTCCCGCAGCTAACTACTACTACGACCAAAGCGGCGACAAGGTGATTGTCACTACGTTGCCCACAGACATCTCCACCGATAGGACTTCACCTGTGTTTTGTGACTACACAGTTGTTGCCAATCCTATCGCTGACTACCCTGTCATCAAGCAGGCCGGTTTGATGCTGCTGACCCACTGGTACAACATCAGAACGTCAGTGGCAGAAAAGATCATGCGCGATGTGCCGTTCTCGTTTCATGCGCTTTTGCGGGCATACAAGCCGCTAGTCCTATGATTACGCGCTTTGAAACAATAACGATTAACAGTATCACTACCTCCAAAAGTGCATTTGGAGAGCAGAGTGTTACCGAGACTTTGTGGTTCAAGACTCGAGCAAAAGTGCATGAAGTCAACAGCGCGATTGACATCAAAGACAAGTACCGGCAATACAACGATGTGACTGAGTTCCACATCAACTATTCGCCAAACGCTCGGTCTATCATTGCTGCGCCAGGAAACTACTCAATCACCTACGAGAATGATTCGTGGAGAATTGAAGACGCGAAAAGCACAAACGATAGGCAATACGCAATTTTGCGCTGCTACAGAAACGATCCTCAGACGGCGGTCTAATGGCATCACAGAAGAACCCTGTTGACTACGCGAAGGCGATCCAGGCTCATCTGCAAGCCATTGTTACGCCTGTGCCTGTCTATTCAGCGTTCAACCGGAACTTCTCTACTGAGCCTAAGTTCATCACTTGGATGCTTAGGAATGTCCACCAAGATGTGTATACAGGTGGCACACAGAGCGTCAAAGGGATAGATAGGCCGACGTTTCAAATATCTATCTTCACGCAGGGAATGGAAGATGGTTTCTCCATAAGCAATCAGATACTACAATCTCTGCATGGCTACACCGGGATTTTCGGTGGCGCAACGTATGGGTTCTGGATTGCCAAAGCAGATGTGTTCTGGCTCTATAACTCATACGACGACCAAAACAAGATGGCCCAGGTATTTCTGGACTGCACGATAGACGTTCCAACCTAACAAAAGGACTTCATCATGGCATTGCCAAACAAAGTGCTGCCCGGTTTTAGCGTGGCAATGTATGCCCAGCCCGGTGCCTCCCCCACGGTTTTGACGACTGCTCAATTGAGCCTGGTTGCCAGCGTGTCTCCTATTGCCGTGTCCGGTAACCTGCTTCAAGTCGAAGCTGTACCCGCGTTCGGTCAAGATGACGCAATGGCGAACTTCAGCGCTGCTGGTGTGCGTCAATCGGACAAGATTCCGACCCAATCTGCGCCAACCTCGCTGACCATCACCGCGGCCTGGAATCCCAGTGATTCCGTTCTTCTGCTGCTGCGTACTGATGCGTACTCTGGCGTGGTTGACCGCACGTTCGTGATCTCTGCCACTGAAGGCGCGAACATCGTCTACTACGCTTTCAACGGTCGCGTGAGCCAGTTCCAGATTGACGCTCAACCTGGGGCCGAAGCGAAGTGCGTGTTCACCATTCATCCGCGTGGCAACCAGTACGGCTGGTCTAACAACGTCTAAGGAGTCATCATGGCTATTCCGAGCAAAGTACTTCCTGGCTTTTCTGCTTCGCTTTGGATGCAGAGCGCGGCCACCCCGACTCCGTTGACGACGGCCAATTTGAGTGTGTGGGCCGCACAAGTCACGACGATTGTTGGCACTACTGCTAACGGCACCGGGGCTTCTGGCATCCAAGTCCCCGTGCAGGCTATTCCCGCGTTCGGCCAAGACGATGCGATGGCTAACTTCTCGGTTGCTGGATCACGGCAGTCCGACAAGATTCCTACGCAGTCTCCTGGGACTTCTCTGACGGTCACTGCTGCGTGGAATCCTGCTGACACTGCTCTGCTTCAGATTCGTGCTGACGCCTACAGCGGCGTGGTGGATCGCACGTTCGTTGTTGCTGCGGTGGATGGCACCAACACGGTTGCCTATGCGTTCAACGGTCGCGTGGCTCAGTTCCAGATTGATGCCCAGCCTGGCGCAGAAGCCAAGTGTGTGTTCACCATCCATCCTCGGGCTAACCAGTTCGGTTGGAGCAACAACTGATGGACGAGATCATCGAAGCGATGGTCAACCACTACGGTGACCTCCGGGCTTATGCTCGGGGTTGCCTAGTGGACATTGACGAAGTGAACGCTCGGTTGGAAGAGGCGACTCCCGATACCGCAGAGTTTGTGGTTCTGAAAGCCCTACAAGATGCACATACAAAACACGACAGACCTGCTGAACTTCCTGCTCAATCAGAGTGAGTCCCGCAAAGATTGGTTTGGATTTACCCAGCAGAGGCTGACAGCGGTTAATCTCGCCCATGAGATTGCCAAGCGTCACGCCGACAAGATGACACCACAAGAGGTTGTTAAGTATGCCGTTGAGGTGAACGACAACATTTACCAATCCATCATCAAACCACGATAAGACATGAAACACTTCGGCGACATCTCATCCCTGCGAGTAAAGACGTTTGAACTTGCGGGGCATTCCTTCAAGGTTCGCATTCCTGTCCAGAAAGAAATGGACACGATGCAGGAACTAATCGAGCAGATCGACCCACAGGCTTTCCAAGATCGCTTTGCGAAGGCTACTAAGGGTATGGAACTGGTTGACGGTGATGCGGTCATTGACGGGCGTTCCACGAAGGAACTGGTCGAGACTGCCATGAAGGTGGAGAACCGGATCACCGAGATGTTCAAACTCTTGGTCCCTGCTGATGGTCAAGCCAACGACCTGACGTATCAGGACATCGAGGATGAGTTGCCGTTTGCCGTGCAGCTTGAGATGATCAAGGCCATCCAAGAGGCGATCCAGCCGAACTACGGAGACTCCCGAAAAAACTCCTAAGGGACACTTACGCACAGGCTCGGGCTTATGTCTGGGCTCATGGTGGGTGTCCTGACGAGATTCCGAGTGATGACATGCGACATATCGAGATCATGCTTCACGACGGAATGATTGGGAACAAGGGTCTCCTGCTGGCCTTGAGTGGGTTCGCTACTGGCAACCTCAACTCCAAATTGAAGCAGGGTTCCAAGTCATTTGAGATGAAGGACATCCTTCCATCTACGCATGACTACATCGTGCCACCGTTGACGCCAGAGGAAGAAAAAGCCCAGGTTCAACGATCTCTGCTGACGTTCATGTCTAGCTTCCCAGGAGCAGAGAAGTATGGCTTACGTCCCAAATAACAGAGGTTTCCAACTAGAAGGCTTTGCTGAGTTTGAGCAACAGCTTCTCCAGTTGGCTGAGATGGGTAGGGCAGACCTGACTGCCAGAAGGACGCTTGTAAAGGCTCTACGGGCTGCGATGCAACCTGTGTATCAGTATGTGGTGGATAACGCCCCATACGATAAGAGCAACAAGGGTCCAATCCATATGCGGGATACGGCGCGAATAGACGCCCGCATTCCTGTTGAGCGAGATCAGCGGTCTGAATACATCAATCCGACTGATGCCGCTATTGCTATAGTCTCTGTCAA